CTGCTGACCGAACCGGGCAACCCGGAGAAGTACGAGAAGATCCTCCGGGTGATCCGCGAGATGAAAACCGCGAGCATCGCGTACTGTGACGGACCGGTAGGCTGGGGGTATCAGATGAATTCACTCCCCCTGCCCTTTAAAAAAACCTGGCTCAGTATCTGCCGCGAGGCAGAACATATGTTTTGTTATTCGAGGGACGAGAGTATTCCCTACTGGCGGGCGATCCGCGGGGGTGGGCATTTTCACTCGGTCGAGTATCCGTATCCGATCGAGGTATCGAACGGCAGGCATTTTCACGCGATCGACCGGCCGCATCCCGTAGAGGCGGCAGAGACAGTGGGGGATATCCCGAAAGGGTCTTATGTGGCATTGGGCAAGGGTATCCAGAATGTCAATGAAGAACGAAATATCTTCTCTTCCCTGGCCGTGGCCCGGTTTCTCCGCGACAGATACGGACTATCCGTGTTTTTGCATACGGCCACTCCGATCGAAGACGCGGCCGTCATGCGGGACAGTTACGCATTGGTCGGGCTGACCGACGTGGAGGAGATAGAGTTGAAGCCCTGGGGCCGGTATCTCAAGGACCTGGCCCGTGCCCGGATCGCCGTGCATCTCGATATCTTAGAGACCCGGGGGCAGTTCCCCTTAGACTGCGCCACGGTGGAGGTACCGCTTGTGTGCAGCGGGTCTGTGGCCGGGGAGCGGTTGTTTCCGTACACCTATATCCAACACCCGCGCGATATCGACCGGGCCTGTCATCTGGCGGATCGGCTCCTGAAAGAACCGGAATTTTACAAAAAAGTGGTGGATCATGCCCGCAAGGCCATAAGGGCCTACTCCTACGAGTCGGTCCGGGAGCAGTTTGAAATGGCGGTGGCATCATGAAAGAGCGATGGGAACCGATACGGAAGCAGATTAATTTCAAGACCTTTATCTATATAGGCGGCGGGCTCGGTGATGTGGTGCATCATTATAAGAACAACGCCTATTTCAGGATATTGGCGAGCCTCAGGGACTATTTTCCCCTGCTGCGGGTATATCTTTATTTAGACGGGAAGAATCCCGGTCTGACCCGGCAGATCTTTGAAAAGGATCCGGGGATAGATGAGATCGTCACGGCCCACCAGAGGGGCGGTGACTTCAACTGGACCCATATCGACCGGTTTATGCGCGATACCTGCCGGATCGATCCGGGGGCTATGGCGGCCTATACGTCCGGGATGGATCCGGAATGGGTCGTCCGGCGTGTGGTCAACCGTATCTATCCCCTGATCCGGTTTCCGAGGATCCGGGCTATCTGTATGGATGATTTTTTTCAGCAGATGGATCTGACGGTAGACGAGTTTGACTTTGAATTGGCCGAGGTCGCCTGCGGGCCGGATGACCTGAAGGCGGCAAAGGCTCTGATCCATAAGGCCCGGTCCGACGGGTTGTGTATTATCGGTATCCATCCCTTTACCCATGATCCGGGCAGGGCGTGCTATCCGGTGAACCGATGGAAGCTGATCATCCGGGATCTGCTGAACCGGAACTATGCAGTGGCCGTATTCGGCGCCCCGGACGAGCGCGAACCGTTTAAGGAGATCCTGACCGGGGACCGGGTGATCGATCTGACCCATGAGATCGGAATCAGGACCAAGACGGCTATCCTCAAGCAATGCGCGGGGTGTATCACCATTGACGGTGCCATTATGCACCTGTCCTGGCTCCATGCCATACCCACGGTGAGTATTGTAGAGCGGACCCCTGACTGGAGCCCGAGTTTTACCACGAATGTCCACGGGTATCACTGGGCCTCGATCGCCGAGGAACCCTTTGCCCGCCGGGTCATTGTCGAGCAGGGCAAGGCCGGGGATATCGATCCGGGAGAGGTTGTGAAAACCGTTATGATGCTGGCGCCGTTTAAGGGGATGCGGACGAGTAAGGTGTGGAGAGATCAGTTGTGAAAAAAAGATGAAAAAGGCTCTCACAGAGGACACAGAGGACACAGAGAAAAGATTTATAAATAAAAAAACTCTGTGATCTCTGTGGGCTCTGCCTGCCCCGTAGCTCCGGGAGATGGTACCGGGGTGAGAGAAAATCTTTTAAACTTTGCGCCAGCCTGGAGAGCTGAAATTATGGAGAAGAGTATCGGGCAGTTGGTGGATGATCTAAGTATCGCTAATATCAAGATCTGGCATTTGCAGGACAGGGTGTCGGCAGGGGATGATGATAAAAAGGTCGCGGAAGCGGCCAGGCAGATTATCGTGGAGAACACGTACCGGTGCAACCTGGTCCGGGCTATTGATCAGGCCCTGGGGCAGGAGGCGTCATACAGTGAGGTGAAACTGTTTCACTGTATGACCAATAACAAATAACTAATATCCACTATCCAGTAACCAGTATCCAGCATCCAGCATCCAGTAACCAGTAACCAGTATCCAGTAACCAGCATCCAGTATCCAGTAACCAGTAACCAGTACCCGGAGGCTGACATGGTCTGTAATAAGGTGTTTGAGGATAAGGATTATGAGGGCTACGTGGATATTGTGGCCAGGTTGAAGGCTACGGCCCGGGGTCTTGATGCGGACGGGATAAAAGGTGTCCCGACCGGCGGGGTCCGGTTGTGGGAGTGCGCCCACGTGGCGGGCTGTATCCGGCCCAAGCGGGGGGATGTGGTGCTGGATATCGGGAGTCACAGAGGCCTGCTCCCCTTCTATCTGAGGGAGTTGGGATGTATCGCTCACGCTATTGATCCCGATCCGCCCGATCAGGAGTTTCTGGACTATGCGTCGAATCAGCGGTGGATTGTCTATAGGGAGGCCGACATATACGCGATCCCGTATCCGGACAGGTGTTTTGATGCGGTCACATCCATCTGCGTGTTGGAGCATCTGGTGGAGGACTGCGCCGAGGACGAGTTTGTAGACCGGATTGCCGAGGCCGTCCGGGAGGTTATGCGGGTCCTGAAACCGGGGAGGGTGTTTGCCAGTACCGTTGATTTTTACGTAAAGGGGTTTAACACATTCCGCACCTTTCACCGGGACCTGCTGTACGAGATAGTGGAGGCCGTGGCCGATGTGGCCGTACCGGTCGGGGATCTGGATTACGACATCCCGGACCCCTGGGCCTATTACATCGAAAACAGCACAGTGTACGCCGCAGACGACCCGCGCCGGCACGAACATATCGAGAAATTGAAACAAAAGATACTACCCGACAACCTGTTTACCTGCGCGGCCCTGGTGTTGAGGAAGATGGTATGACCTTACGATGGGATCTATTATTACCGACAAAGACAACCCTGATCAGGGAACGTGATCCAACTATCGCGGACGCTGACTATGATTACGCTGTTATTTGGGTGAACAAGCTGACTAACAGCGCATGGCTGTTGAAGGACAGTACCATGCAAGTCCTTCCGCCTACGACCGGGACTGTGGTTGATGTTGCCACGGCTCCAACCATAAGCATGACGGAGTTAGAGACAACGGTGGATAACCTTCAGAAGGAAATAGACGATGAAATGATGCGTAAGTCGGTTTATGACGCAGATGAAAGTGACATCGTAGATGAGGCGGAAGCTGTTGATGGCGGGAGTTTCTGAGATAGTTATTGGTTATTAGTTATTAGGGAAAGGCCCAAATAACGAATAAATAAAGCAAAAGGAGAATAAATCATGGCAAATACAATTCAAGTAAAACGTGGAGCGTTCGCCTCTCTGCCGACACTGGCAGCGGGAGAGTTCGGTTTCAGTACTGACACCAAACAGATCCATATTGGTGATGGAGCGGCAAATCACGAAGTTTTGATGCATGCCCTGTTTGACGCGCAGTCTCTGTTGGCAGCGGTTACGGATGACACCCCTGTCGCGGTTACGGTGGCGGAACAGAGAATCGTCGGTCGTAAGACGGCCGGAGACATCGCCGCCCTTACAGGCGCGGAGATTATGGCAATTTTATCCGGTCAGGCCGGCGCTGATTTTGCGATAAATACTCATAAGATTACGGGGGTTGTGGACCCTACGGCCGATCAAGACGTGGCAACCAAGAATTATGTTGATGCTACATTGAGCGGCCTCGATCTTCATGCTTCGTGTAAATTGGCCACGGCCGCGGCATTGCCTGCATGTACTGCGGCGGGGTCGGGAGTGGGGAAAACGCTGACGGCAGATGCGGTGGGTATTTTGACGGTTGATGGAGTAGCCACTGTTCTCAACGATCGAATTCTGGTTAAAGACCAGGTCACGGGCGCTGATAACGGTATTTACAAGGTCACGACCGAGGGAACGGCGGGCGTTGCTTTTATCCTAACCAGGGCAACGGACTTTGATGCAGATGCAGAGGTGACCGCCGGGGCTTTTACTTTCATCGAGCAGGGTACGGCTAACGGTGATGAGGGCTGGATTCTTACCACGAATGATACCATTACGGTTGATACAACCGCTCTTACCTTTACGCAGTTCTCAAGCGCGGCGGCTCCCGTGGCAGATTTTGTCGGGTTGAGCGATACACCAGCGAGTTATAGCGGTGAAAGCTTGAAGATAACCCGCGTTAATGCTGGTGAAACAGCGCTTGAGTTTGTGGCTTTTGCAGCCACTTATTTAGAAGCATCTCCGAGCAATGGAGAAACAGGAAAGGCGCCTAACAGTGACTGGGCTTTTGACCACGATGCGGCAACCACCGGAGTCCATGGCGCAGGAGCAAATACGCTGCTGCACAGTGGGAGTACGATTGACGGCGGGGCCTTTGCATAAGTGTGCTGGATGCAGGATGGACGATGCAGGATGGACGATGCAGGACTCCAGTATCCAGCATCCAGTATCCAGGAATCAGTAAGGAGCGATACAATTATGGACGACGCAACGATTACACAGGAAGAACCCTTGATCAAGGAGCGGTTTCCCTCGGTTGTAGACACTGACGACCTGATATTTGAATTAGGGAAACAGGCAGTCAAGGCGATCAATTATGAAAAGCTGTTAGATAGTATGCTAAAAAAAACACAGGCCTTGAGTGCAGCGACATCTGACGTCACTCAGGCGAGGTCGGAGATGGAGGCCGAGAAACAGGAGCTCCAGAAATCTAATGCCCTTTACCAGGAGAATAATCGCCGGTTGGATGCTGCGCTGGTTAAGGTCAGAAATGATAAAGCCGTGCTCGAAGACTTAATCCCTGCAAAGGATAAAGAAATAGAGACATTGAATAATGTGATCCGCGAAAAAGATACTTTAATCGGCGAATTAACAGAGAAGGTCAAACTTGGCAAACACAATACAGGTAAAAAGAGGCGCAAACGCGTCACTCCCGACGCTTAACGCCGGCGAATTCGGGTTCAGCACGGACACTAAGCAGATCTATATTGGTGATGGGGCCGCGAATCACGAACTGGGCACAGTATCCCATCATGTCCCTATTGCTTCGTCAGGGGACTTCACGATCCCCACGGGCCGCAGCTTCATCGGCGGGGATGAATATAGCGTGGAAGGAACTGATATTTTAGAGATTCAGGGAACGGGCATGATGATACTCGTAGGATAAGGAGCAACTATGTCAAGGATAATATTAGAAGAACAAGCCGCGCCGGGTACACCATCAACCGACAAAATAGCTATTTACCCGAAAGCAGGTGGGGGGATATATAAAAAGGATGATGCAGGGGTAGAGGTGCGGCTGGATAGCGGTAATATGGTTTCCGAATCGGTGGCTGATGATGCAGAGATCGTGCTGACTACAGCCGTTTCCGGCTGGGGACAAGCGATGGCCGGGGATAACGAGGAATATATTGAATTTCGGTTTACCGCAGCGGGAGTCGTAACGGTGATATCTAACTCGGCCAACGCGGTCGGGGCGGATACGGACGGCAACCTTTGCGTGTATGATGCGGGTACAGGGATAGCAATCAAAAATAGATTAGGGGCAACAAAAACAATCAGATACGTTGTGAATTACTCATGATAAGGGAGGTTGAAAAAATGCGAGGATACCCAAAACATATTGCGAACAAGCAAGATTTTGACAATCTACTGGATATGCCGGAATACGAAACGCAGGCATTGGCGGACCTGAAACGATTACAGGTGATTGATGACGCTAAAGTAATCAGAGTTGTCTCAGGTTCGGAAGAAGACAAAAATCTCGTCACGGAAGAAATAGACAATCCGAATCCGGTGTGGAAACAGAAAGGATTTGCAACTAAAAAAGCTGTGGATGATCTGGTGACGGAGAAGGAGGTGGTGACAGATGGCAAATAGACTGATAACACAGATTGAATCGCAGAACGCCCTACTCGGGGCTGTTGTAGCGAACTTCATGCTGAACAAGCTGGATCGGATCATCGAATATAAAGATGCTGACGAGGTCACGGTCAAGGGGGCGAATCGAATCCCCTTACTGATTAATGACAAGTGGTTTTACATCGATACAGACACGGATCTGGACACCGGGGCGGATCTGGACACCGGGGCTGTTGCGGCGGGGACGGATTATTATGTGTATGCGTGTGACAATTCAGGGTCTCTGGTCTTTCTCATTTCAGCGGCCAGCACCTATCCAAGCGGTTATAATGCCAACACGAGCCGTAAGATCGGTGGGTTTCATACGATCTGTGCTGCGGCTGGGACGATTGGCGGGCATACACTGACCGACCATCCTGCAAACGGGATATTGCCACAATCGGTCTGGGACCTGAAACACCGGGCCAGGTGCGGAAGCAATGCGGGTATGGTCTGGAGTGAGGAAGCTCAGGTCTGGGTGGACATCTATCTGGCAAGCGGAACAGGGGCTTCTACTGTGAGTGTCAATGGCGGAACGATTTCAGACACCCGTAACTGGATGGATTTCGTGGATGATTACGGGGCCGTTGGAAAGCGAATGCTGAGAGATCCAGAGTTTCAGTTGATCGCTGGCGGAAGCAATGAGGAAACCAATATTAATGGTGACTCTGATCCCGTAACCACGGGTGGGCATTCTGATAGCGCATCTCGCCGGATGATCAGCAATATCGGCTGTGAGGACTGTTGTGGGGCTCTGTATCAGTGGTTGGTCACTCCAGCTGCAAGGCTTGATGATGGAACTCATGCTGGAGACTGGGTCGACCTTGATGGAGCTAAGGGGTCTTTTTACACTTATGGGATTGCCCCTAATTATTATGGCAATACTCAGCTGCCTGCGGGCGGTCATTGGTATA